TGTCCTTTTCCTTCTTTAATTAAATTATATTGTTCTTGTAGTGTTTTCATGATTATAAATATTAGTCCTTATATAAATCAATAGAGTCTATACCCTTTGACTTTTTTCTTAAAGACTTACGGTTTACTAGTTTGTAGCCCATTTTAGTATATGCTGATATTGGGGATTTTCCAAATGCATATGGGGTTGAATAACCCGAGACTCCTGCTGTTGTGGATGCTTCTTTTAGACTTTCATCAACTGATGATTTTATCATAGCATATTGGTCAGGATAGTTTTTTCTAAAGAATGTTCTAAATTTATTAAAAGTATCAGAAACTTTTTTATATTGTTCTTTATATTCTTGATTTCCTCTTAAGTCTTTTTGAGTAGATAAATCCTTAGCAACTTCTTTAGCTTTATCTAAAGTTTTAAATAATTCTATAAAACTTGGAAGATCAATAATAGTATGAGATATACCCCCTCCTTCCCTTCTTTCTTCAGGTTTATCAGCTTTAGCATAATACTCTAAATCATCAGCAAAAAAATCATCATTACTTACGGGACCATATTTATCCTCTATTTTTTTAAGAAAACTAGGACTTAGTTCTGAAGGTTTAATAGGCATTATTGATTTGCTTTATTTAATTCTTCAGTTAACTCATAATACTGGAGGAGATTGATTAGATCATCATTACTAATACGAGAACCTTTATCTATTTCTTTAAGTAAAGTAACTACTTCTAATAATTTAATTTTAGTAGCACCATCTTTTACTTGAACAGCGTGTAATTTAAGAGAGTTTTTAACCTCATTAATTTTACTATTGTAAATTTCTTTTAAACGAGGAGTATTATCAATAGAGTTCATAAATTCCTTAAGTACCTCTTTTTGTCCTCCATTTAAATTAGCATACTTACCATTAAATTTTTCAAGCATTACCTTATAAGTAAGTACTCTTAAATCTTTATCGTATTTAGCAAATTCTTCAACTAAATCTTGTTTAACCTTTTTTTGACTAATAGGACGTTCAGTTAAACATTCTAATATAGTTATTTTATTATCTATAATTTGATTAGTTTCAGATAATTTATCTGAGTTATAGATTTCTGTTAATTTATAAAATGCAGCATATCCCTTATAATTAGGGACTTGGTGCTTAAAAAATTCACTAACATTATAACATTGTTGAATTTCTTTTATAAGATTATATTTTTCTCTTTTTAAAGCACTCCTATTTAATTTACGAGTAGCTTCTAATACTGCATTTAAAGTAATTTCGGCTTTACCTTCACTTAAATTTTTAGTTTTAAATAAAGTTTCATAAAGTTTATATTCTTTTCCTAATTCAGTTTTAGCAAATGATTTTTTTAAAATATTTAAAGAAGGAGACTCACCACCGTTAAGTGTATCAGCAGTTATTTGTCTCACTAAGAGTTCAAATAAAAGGCCTGTATTTTTGTACTTTGAATGTTTAATTTTCATCAATAGGCTTTTTTATAAATATATAAAGATTTTTACTCCTTTAAATTGTTTTCGTTAAGTAATGACTCTTCTTGTTCAAAAACTAACTGTTTACGGTTAATTGGGAGTTTTTTAAGCATATCTTTATTTTGTAAATAAACTGTTTTAGCTTCTAAAGCTAATGGAGAACCTCCTTTATATGTAGGTTTTATAGAATTCGATTCATTTTCTTTACCCTTCATTGCATCTACTCCTAATCTATCTTTACCAAAGTTACCATCTTGGGTGTTAATATTAGAAACTTTTTCTTCAGGACGGCCCATTTCTTTTTCATTATACCCTGCAGGTACATTATCGGGTTCGTCATAATATCTTCCTTTACCATATAATGAAGCTAAATCATGGGGGGTACCATAAGACTCACCTGATTCTACTGGGTCGTTTCCTTCTGCTTCAAGTTGGGCATTACGAAATTTACGCTTAGAATCTTCTCTAACTAAATCTCTAAATTCACTATATTCATCTTCACTAAAATGGAATAAATGATCATATATGAAGTCTGAGGGGAATAATTTAGTTTCTTGCATTTGGGCTGCTAAATCAACTTTTTCTTTCATTAACGCTACTCTTTCTTGATCATAAATTATTGAAGGAGTAGTTAAATTAAGTTCAAAATTAACTAAATCATCACCATCATATCCTTGAGTGTAAAGATGAACTACAGCAATTTTATATAATTCAGAAAGGATAATTCTTTGGATACGTTCAACTGTACGAGCAAATCTTATATCTTCAGCTGCTAATGTAGCCTTACCATCAGTGTTTTCATCATATCCCAAAAAAGCTTTGGGAATTTTTAAAGCAGCAAATAATTTATCTCTTAAATATTCAACATCATTTATACCATCATATTGTAATCCAGGAGCTGTATCAATTTTAGTAGAGGTGTCATTTCCTCTTACAGGAATATAAAAATCTTCTAACATGTTTTGCATGTTATACTTTAAATTATAATCACCCGTTTGTTGGTCAATATAAGGAGTACGTTTCATTTTTGAAATAGTCTTTTGCATAAAATTTTCTATTTCAGCAGGTGGTATAGACCCTACATTTATATAAAAAATGCGTTTTTCAGGGGCACGAGCTATCCTATGGACTAGCATAGCATCTTCCATTAAAGTATATTGTTTAAATAATTTTCTAGCAGGTTCAACATAACTTCTACCATAAGGTAAATAATTAACATCTGATAAAAGTCTAAAGTGGGCTATTTCATAATTGTCAAAATATATTGCTCTAGTATTTTTACCATTTCCTCCTGAAGATTCAAGGCCTCCAAAATAACCCCCATATTGACCCCCACCACTTAAACCATCTGGGTCAAATTTAAACTTAACTTCAGGTTGGTTTGATTCTTTATTAGTACCTTCTTCTCTTACTATATTATAGGCAGTATAAGGTATTACATTATAAACACCAAATTTATCAGCAATTTCTAATTTAAGGAAAAAATCACCATATTTACACATTTGGCGAATCCACATCCAAAGATTAAACTCAATGTTTAATACATCATAAAATAAATTATATAATATTTTTTGAAGAGTTTCATCAGATGATTTAATTTGAAGAACCTCACCCATTTCATTTTTTAAAGTAGATTCATCAGATATTATATCTAAAGCCGAAGCAATAATAGCATCTGTATCCATTGCTTCATAGTCTGAATAAAGTTGGGTTCTAAGAGTTTGGTAGTTTAATGCAGGGTTATAAACGGGCATTTGATTAGTAGTATACAAACGATTGTATCTATCAATCATTGAATTAGTTTCTACTTCCCCTGCTACTTGATATTTGCTAAAATCAAGGACTTTTAATTGATTGCCTCCTACATTTCTAATGATAACATCAGTAGTAAATAATCTTTTTAATCTTGTGAATACAGTTGTATCTGCCATAGTATATTAATATATGAATAAATATTATAAAAGCCAACTAAAATCTTCAGTTCCTCCTTTTCCATTATCCATATGATAAGGATTATCTTGACCTGTGGAAAAGTAAGCACCTTGGTGAGTAGTTGTAGTTTTATGAAAAGAACCTAGTGCTGCTTTAGTAATATCTAACCCGTGTTGTTTAAATTTTAATGCGGTATCTCTAACGTATAACCCCATGCCAAAACTCATTATTAAATCATCATTATAACCTTGTTGAGCTTCTGCTCTCCCATACTTCCAAATAAACGTTTTCATTTCTTCTAATAAACGTTTTGATTGGATAGTAACTCCTTTATCAGCTACATATTCTTGAAATTTACCTATTACCATAGGACGGGTTCTAGAAGACATAGTAAACCCAGCAGTCATACTTGACATGTTTTCATAATTTGCTAAATATGAATCAACACTAACATTATCGGATTTGGGGGAATAATATAAATTAGGGTAATTTTTTTCTATAATAGTTTGAATAGTACTCCATCCAATATTAGCATTTTCAACTACTAATAAGGCATTGTTATATTCTGTAGCAATTGCAGTTAATATATTACCAAAGTCTTTAGTACCCACTTGTCCTTTGTATTCACCTACTTGGGTAGCGGATTCAACATCAAAAATATGAAATGCTGAATAGTCTTTTCCATCCCCTCGGGCAACGTCTGCTGATATCATATATTGTCTAGTATAATCAGCGGGTTGCCAAATCCATAAATTTTGGTCTACCCCTCTTCTTTCTAAAGGTTCTGTGATAGTAGTTTTTTCTATAAATTCTAAATATTCGGGGTAAAATACTATGTCTCCAGAAGTACTAAAATCACAGTCACATTCTTGTGCCGCCATTCTAGGATCTCCTAATAATTCATCTTGTCTATCCCTCCACTCTTGATTACGTTCAGGGTGGACATACCAAGGTAGTTTAATAGGAAGGAATTCATTTTCTTTAGCCTCAGCTCTAGTCCAGGTTTGATGAAACCAATTACCTGTGCCATATGGAGTAGATAATGCTAT